TCGACCTATGTTGCTGGAGTACGGCTTCGTGTCCCCCCTTTCGCGAGGTCGTGCAGACACGCTTTCGAGCGTGTCTCCTCCCTGAACCTTGGCCACCTCGGGCATTTGCCCGAGGTGGTTTTTTATGGGCAGGCGAATCCGGGCTTTGGGGAGTGGCTGCAATAGCCTTCAGCGGCCGTCATTCTGCTCTACGACCAGCGCGAGCTTGGATAACATCCCCTCCCATAGCTGCTGGGCATCTCCCGGACCCGCGCCGCGTGCCACAAAATCCAGACGTGATCCCGAGCCGACTTGGCGGATGTCGATCTCGATATGAGCGACTCCGGCGAAATGTTGCGGCACGATCAAGCTGAACGCCAACCGTTTCGGCGGGTCGACCAACGCATATATGCCGTCATGCGTGATTATCCGACCGGCAGCCTGTTCCGTAATCGAGTACGACCCGCCGGCTCGAGGGTCGGAGCGCGCGCTCAGCGTGTTGTCGGGTGACTTGAAGAGCCATTGCTCCATCAATGCGGGATCGATCCATGCGTCGAACACCGTACGGGCATCGGCTGCGATATGCAGTGTCGTTCTCGCCCGGACGTCGCTGGCTACCATCGGCTACCTCCAAGGATTTGCGTCCAAACCAATCGTCGTCGTGCTCCTCGATGGGCGCACGCGCGACCCGCGTTACTCGGCGGCCAGTGCCAGTCCGCCGGTCAGCAGTTCGTCGGTGGCGGCGTCGATCATTCGTCGCAGCAAGGCGACGGTGCCCGCCAGGCCCTTGCCCGGTGCGGTCAGGTTGGAGTCGAGATAGAGCCGGCGGTCGATCTCGATCTGGATCGCATGGATATGCTCGTCGGGCCGGCCGTGGCGCGACAGGATGTAGCCGCCGGGATAGGGCGTGTTGAGCGCCGCGCGATGCCCTGCGGCGATGACTTCGCCTTCCAGCCGATGGACCAGCCGCCCGCCCGCGCTGCGGCCGAAGCGGTCGCCGATCACCACGCGGGCCGCGGCGCCGCCCGGCAATGGCGGCATCGAATGCACGTCGAGCAACAGAGCGGCGCCGAATCGGTCGCGCGCCGCCGCCAGCGCCTCGGCAAGCGCCGAATGATAGGGACGGTGATCCTGATCGATCCGCTGCCGCACTTCGTCGTCGCCCAGCCGCCGGTTCCAGATCGCGACGCCGGGCGCCGATCGCCGCGGCACCAGGCCCAGTCCGCTGCGCAATTTGGTCGCGGCGGCGCCGGCCGGGATCGGCCGCGCGCCGTCGTCGATCATCGGATCGCGCTCGTCCTCGCCGCGATTGAGGTCGATCCAGGCGCGCGCGCGGCGCTGCACGAACATAGTCTCGTCGATTCGCGCCGCCAGCGCGACTTCGTCGGCATGGCGATCCTCCAGCGCCAGCATCGACGCTACCGGCACGGCGGCGGCGGCGCGCAGCTGGAGCGGATAATCGCGCCCGGCATGCGGCACCGACAGGATCACCGGGCTGTCGGGCGGGATTGGTCCGACGCGGTCGAACGAGGGAGCGGCCATGCGCGCAAATCTACGCGTCGTACCGTCCTGGGGCAATCGCCGCGCGACGCTGGAAAATCTTAAACCCTTGGGGCATAAAAAGGCAGGCGGGACATTAGGCAGCGGACGGGCATGATCAGGATTCTATTGGCCGAGGACGATTCGGTGATGCGCGAATATCTGACGCGCGCGCTGGAACGGTCGGGCTATGCCGTCACCGCGGTCGATCGCGGTACCGCCGCGCTGCCGCTGATCGAGGCCGAACATTTCGACCTGCTGCTGAGCGACATCGTCATGCCCGAGATGGACGGGATCGAACTGGCGCAGAAAGCGTCGGAGATCGCACCCGACATGCGCGTCATGTTCATCACCGGATTCGCCGCCGTGACCTTGCGCGCCGGCAAGCAGATGCCGCAGGCCCGCGTGCTATCCAAGCCGTTCCATCTCAGGGATCTCGTGATCGAAGTCGATCGCTTGTTCGAGGTCGAAAGCGCTAACGGCGGATTGTAGAGTTTCCGCGCTTGCACGGCGGCGGAAGCGCCGCTACAGGGCGCCCTCCCCGTGGGCGTGTAGCTCAGTGGTAGAGCACTGTGTTGACATCGCAGGGGTCGCAAGTTCAATCCTTGCCACGCCCACCATAGAAAGGCCCGCTAGCCCAACAGGTTAGCGGGCCTTTTTTGATGCCCGGATCGGAACGATCTTCGGTGCCTCTCCGGTGTCTGTCCGGTGAAACGCACCCGGAACACGGGCTTCGATCTCATCAATGATCGCCTCGATCGCGCGCGTCGCATTGGCCAGATAGTCCGGATCGAACGCGGCATAGAGGTCAGTCACGCTGTCCAGCTTGCGGTGCCCTAGCTGTAGCTCGATCTCTTCGCTTGGCACCTTGCGCGATTGGTCGCGCCATTCCTCCGACCATGCCCGTTTCGTGCCCGCGTCGCGGAGCAGCTGCGCGACCGATCGCCGGACGATCTTCATCCCGAACTCGCGATCGCGCGGCCAGCCGAGATCGTCGCACATGCTGTCCCAGGCGCTTCGCACCGACACGGCCTCGACGAAGAAGCCCTTCACTTCGTCCAGGCGGTGCGCGAGCTGCCACGGTGCGATCACGGTCGCGCGGTATTTCTTTGTCTGGCGTCGGCCGGCAGGATTGAGCGCCAGGACGCTGCGGTCGGCATTCCATTGGCGCCGATCCCTTTCGGTCGAGACATCGTGCGCGGCGTCGGGGCGGGCCGCGGTGCCGACCGAGAGCATCAGGAATCGATGCAGGCCCTGTCGCTTCACCGGGAAGCGTGGATCGCTCGCATAGCGGAACGCGGCGGCAATCTCATCGATCGACAGGCGCCGATAGGGCGTGCGGTTGAGTACCTTCGTCTGGATCGGGGTGAACCGGGCGCCCTCGGGTATACGCTTGCGCCATTCGGCCTGGTTGATCGCGGATTGCAGGGCGATCACGCTGTTCTCGGTTGTCGATGGCGCGCGTGGCTCATCGCGGAACCGGCCGGACGAGAAGACGACGGGCTGCGCGGCCGACCACGTGCGGAAAGCCGCGACCCAATCTTCGTCGACCTGTTCGCACTTGATCTCGGCCGAGGGCAGGGTGGCGATATAGTCGACGACGTGATCGAGCCGCGCGTCGAGGACGGTGTCGTCCTTCACCGCACGATATTCGTTGATCGCATTCGTCACGAAATAGGGTGTCGCTTCTGCCGGCTTGCGCTGGCCACAGGTCGGGCAAAGGTCGCCCCCGCCATGATCCGCCAGGTCTTTCAGGATGAGCGCGCGGAGCGCTTGCCCCTCATCGACTGTGCCTGTCGAAGCGCTTCGGATGCGGCCTCGCTCATCGTCGTACCAGAAGATGGTAAGGAAGGGGCTTCGTCTGGTGCCGTCGGCGCGTTCATCCCAGTCGAGCCAGTATCGACCGCGATGATGGAGCCCCTTCGCCTTTGCACGACGCGGCATGCCGCTTTTTCCTTTAGTGAGTCGGCCTCGGCCGTCAGAATTAGTTGAGTGACGCCTATTGCCGTCAGCTGGTCAAGATCGGCCGCTTCCAGCCGGATGCCTTTGCCACGTTCGAGCGCGCGCGACCATTTGCGGGCGAGGGATGGATCGAGGTCGGTCATATCAGATCAAACATCCCAAAGCGGACGCGCGCGCGCAGGAACTCGGTCGCGCCCATGCGGCCCGCCTCTCGGTCTTCGTCGCGCCATTGCTGGATCAGGCGGTTCTGCGCGTTGCTCGCCTTGCGAGCGATCACGCGATCCTCGTCGCTGCCGCGCGTTCCGTTTCGCGTCATGCGCGCGACGGCCGCGATCGGGGTCAGCACCTTGCCGCGCACGGTGGCCCGGTTCTCCCACGCCGCTTTATGTGGCGCCGAGCAGAACAGCTGGTTGCGCCTGTTCGGCTCGAACCGCTTGCCGCATTCAGGACAGGTCCGCTCGGCCCATCCGCCTATCTGCTGACCGGGGGTGCGGTTGTGGCCCTCCTGAGGGCACGTGCGTAACGCGGGTGCCTTCTTCATGCCGCGCGCCCCTGCTTTTTGCGGCTGCGCTGCCATTGGGCGAGACCGTGCGGTATCCAGATATGCGGCGGCGCGCCCTCGCTGGTCGGCTGGAGGTGCCACCACAGCGCCTCACCGACCTCGGCATTGCGGCGATCGTCGGAGCCGGCTTCCGGTCGATCGGCGAGCTGGCGCAAGCGCTCGCGGCTTCCCGCGATCTCGCGCTGCATGTCGGCGAGCGTCGCGCCCAGGCGCGGCTCGCAATCGGCCGGACCGGGAAGGTCTTCGCAGGCGAGGACGATCTGCCACAGCTTCACGATCGCGCCCATCACGCGGAGGCCGCGCTCCGCCTGGTCGGCGGTCAGCTTCTCGCGCTCGACCAGGCTGGGATAGAGTTTCTGGCGCTGCTCAAGCAGATCGCCGGCGAGCCGCGCGCACGCTTCCCAGTCGTCGCGGCGCGTCGGCCACGGCGTCACGTCACTGGCGAAGGTGCGCAGCTCGCTCATGCGGCCAGCCTGACCGTCTCGGCGCGCAGCAACCGGGCGAGTGCGAAGGGATCGTTGACCAGCCTGAGCAAGACGTTGGCGTGGCACCAGGCGGAGGTCAGCGGGCACCAGCATTGCAGGTTGCGTCCGCGAAGGTCGACCAGCGAGCGGAGCAGCCGCTGCCGCCAGCGGTGGAGCGCGGCGATCTCATCGCGCCCGAAGCCGCAGCGCGACAGGATATAATCGTTCAGACGGCCATGGATCCACGCATCATAGAGTATGACGCTGCGCTTGTGGCTGATCCTGCCGCGTCGCTCGAATGGATTGCTATAGTCGGTCGGACGGCCGACATACCGCGCACCCGGTGGGGTGCGGGCGTTCTTGCCCCGCACCCGGTGCAGTCGGACGGGCATCAAATCGGGAGCGCAAGCGACCTTGATCGGCGGGGAGGAACGACCCGCCGATCCTAGTGCGAGATGCACTGTCGTGATCACGCGGCGACCGCGACGGGGGCTGCGGCGAGAAGTTCGAGTAGCTTTTCCGCCTGCCGCGCGTAAGCCTTTTGACGAGCAGCATCAGCAGCAGCAGCATAAGCAGCATAAGCAGCATCAGCAGCATAAGCAGCATCAGCATCAGCAGCAGCAGCATAAGCAGCATAAGCAGCATCAGCAGCATAAGCAGCATCAGCATCAGCAGCATCAGCATCAGCAGCATCAGCATAAGCAGCAGCAGCAGCAGCAGCAGCATCAGCAGCAGCAGCATCAGCATCAGCAGCAGCAGCATCAGCAGCATCAGCATCAGCAGCAGCAGCATCAGCATCAGCAGCAGCAGCATAAGCAGCAGCAGCATAAGCAGCAGCAGCATCAGCAGCAGCAGCATAAGCAGCAGCTCTAGCAGTGGAGGCCGCGTTACGTGCATCTACCGGATTGATTACTTCGCCGATCGATCGGCGGCGGAGTATTTCTATTGCATCGACGACGGCGGCCTTGGTCTTTTCATTACCATGCCGCTCGTTGACGTCGACAACTACCCAGTGGAGGAATTGCCATCCGACCAATGATAGGTCGGCGCCGACCGGGATCGCCGAGATGAACCGCGCCGGGAACAGCTTGGCTTCGGCATTCGGCATGCCTTCGAAGATGCGATCCTCCAGCCGGGCGAGCATGCGAGGGATGCCCAGTTCGCGCTCATAGGCCGAATGGTCCGAGCCGTGGATCGTGCAGCCGACCGCGCAGCCCTTGCCGCCTTCCCAGTACTTGCCCTTGACGATCTCGTCGGCGGCCTGGTGCGCTTCGATCTGGGCGAGCTTGCTCGCCTTGAGCTGCGGTAAAGAGTGAAATGCGAACATGGGTAACGTCTCCTTGTGGTGAAGGGTTGAAGGTCAGGCCGCGTCGTCACGCGCTGCGGGTGACAAAGGCGCGGGATAGGTGCGCTGGCGGACGATCTTGCCGCGCTGCCATTCGATCCAGTTGGATGGGCGTTGCCCAATGGCGGGGCGGGTCATTCGCCGTCCTCGGGCGCGAACCACAGTTTGCGAGGGCCGCTCTCGTGGAGCCTGCGGCGGAACTTCAACTCATAGCCCCGGTCTTTCAGCATCCGGGCCATTCGCGTGTTCGTGAGATTGGAGCCCCACGATCCAAGGGCCTCGCAGGCCTCAGCTATCGTGAAGGGCGCGGGCGGCAGCTTCGACCAATCCAACTCGATTGGCGGACTGATCAACTCCCGCTCGACGCGATTGAGCGCCGACCGGCAGTCGCGCAGCTCGCGTGCGAGCCAGTCCTCGTTTGCTTCCTGCTGTTCCTCTGGAAGTTCGGGATTAACGCTGTGGCGCCCCCAACGGAGCGTTTTCCCGCCAGCCGCGACAAACTCGCCAGCTTCTTCGATCGCGTGCGCCAAGGCGAAGTCGAAGCCGGGCCGACTATAGCAGGCCTTCGGCGCATCCTGTGGATCGTCCAGCACCAAGTAGAACTTGAAGCCGTCGATCTCCACGCGGATTTGCTGGCCGTCCTGTCCGATCGCCACCTCGCAGTCTGCGAGGTGTTCATGGTCGGGAAGAAAAGCCTGGAGCGTGCTGCGGATGGCGGCGATGACGCCGGCCGTTTCGATTGCAGCGCCCATCACTGCACCCGCCCGGCGACAAGCGCCCAGGAGAAGCCGCCGAGCATCATGGCGGCGAGCATGACCGCGATGATGAGGGCAAGATTGCCGAGGATGCGGCCGAGCTGATCGCCGCGGCCGGGGGTGGGCTGGTCCGCCCAGGCATAGTCGTCGCCGGCTTGGTCGTTATGCGCGGGGTCGTACGCTAGCGCCTCAAGGCGATACAGCGCCTGGACCGCCTCGAACGAGATGGGCTCGTTGCGGGCGGGATCGTAAGCTGCTGCCTGGAGGCGATGCAGCGACTGCATCACGCCCAAAGGCACTTGGATGGGTTGTACGGACATGCGGGCCTCCCGGTTGACGGGGGCCGTACCTAATGAGCAATAGCGCATTCGTCAAACGTAAATGCGCAATTGCTCAATTCTACGGCAGGACGCCGGGTGATACCATTGCGTCGCGGGTTAGGTGGGGAGGCTTGATATGTGGGCAGCGGCCGTCGGTGCGACATTCAATCTCATATGCAGCGGTATGCTGTTGACGACCGATTTTCGCGGGAAAAGAAGTGAAGCATATTCGGATACATACCGGCTGGACCTCGGCGCGAGGAAGTATTGCGAGAGTGAATGCAAAGCGCAGTTCGATATCGCGCGCGTCGATCCGACCGAACTTACCCTCGACCAGAAGGGCGACGCCATGACGCGCGGTTCAGAATATCTCGTCAATCGTGTCGATCGAGAGACTGGCGCGCACTCGGCGTTCGCGAGTAGCGGCCGGGGCTCAAGCACGGTCATGCTGACATGGACGGGTGTGTGCAAGGTCGCGCCGTTTACCGGCTTCCCGACATTTAAGACGAAGTTCTAGGCCTCAGCCGAGGCCGAGTTCGCCCCACGGCACCCAGCGGTGAATCGTGTGCACGTCGCGCATCGGTACGCGGAAGCGCATCCTGGGGTTGAACTGCTCAAGCTCGATAAACTCAGCGCCACGCTTGACCAGCTTCTTGAGCAAGACACTTGCGACGCGACCCTCGCCCTCAGAGTCTCGCCGGATGAGCTGGACGACCACGATGTCCCCGAGGACGGGCCGCTGGTCGGGATTGATGTAGATCGGATCGCCATCGTCGAACTTCTCGTACATCGACACCCCGCGAACGGTCAGCGAGTAGGAGTTAGGAGAATCTCGGAGCCCTGGCGGCCGGAAGCGCATGTCGGCGGGCTCATCGAGATAGACGTCCATCTGTTCGGCAAAGTGGGGTTCGCCCTCCTCTGTAAATTCGAAATCGGCCGCCTGCGCGGTCCCGTAATGCGGCACGTCATAGCGGTCGGCGTCGGGCGTGCCGGCAAGCTTCGCCGCCGGCGATGAAATGCGGCCGATTGTTGTTGCGCCATCGCGCTCCGCCAGCAAATCCTGAAACTCTGTCATTGTGACGCCCACGACGCCGAGTATCCGGGCAAGACGATCGACCGACGGGGTCTTTCCCTTTTTGAGGTCCTGGAAATAGCTGGTCGATACGCGAGCGCGCCGCGACCATTCCGCCCAATTCAATTCGTCGGGCTTCAGGACCGCCAGCAGCTTCCAAAGAGCTGAAGGTTCGTCTTTGATCTCAGTCACCAATTCGCAATAGCTAATTGTCATGGCATGCGTCACGCTAAGCGATAGCGCATTTTGCGCTTGCGTGATGAGCGATAGCGCATTACGCATGCCGCCCCATGACGATAATGACCGACGAAGAGCTGATTGCTCGCATCGAGGCTTTCATAGAGCGAACCGATGGCATGACACCGACGCGGTTCGGTTTGGACGCTGTCGGCGAAGGCGGGTTCATCAACAGGCTGAAGGCGGGCAGATCGGTCAGCCTTAAACTGGCTAACCGTGTTCTTGCATTCATGGCTCAGCGCGAGGCCGAAATTGCCGAAGCGTCGGTTCATGACGCATCCGATACGACCGGCACGCCCGCTCTGTCAGCGGGAAACGACGCGGAAAAATCCCGCCGGGCCGCCGCCAATGCGTGACCGCGGCCTGACCACCGACGAGCAGGTCCTGGCCCGCGCCACCAAAGGCGGGGTGCAGGCGGCCGGCGGGCTGGACATCTGCGAGCGCGAGACGGGCAAATCCGACAGCCAGCTGTCGCGTTGCTGCTCGACCTCACTGCCCGACAGCATTTCCATCCGCGACGCCGTGATCATCGACGCGATCGGCGTCGGCAAGGCCGGACACCCCCATATCCTACGGGCACAGGCGCGCATCCTCGGTTTCCTCTGCGTCCCGCAGCCGAGCATCCCGGGCAGCGACGACCGGCTGCTGAAGACCGTGGCCGAGATGATGGCCGAGCTGGGCGACGTCGCGACCGAGGTTGCCGACGCGCTGCGCGACGACGGCGAGTGCGATGCGCGTGAGGCGCGCCGCATCCTGATCCAGCTCGACGAACACGACACCGTGAGCGCGCGGTTACGCGCCGAATTGAACGCCATCGTGGCGAAGGAGGGGAAATGAACACGATTACGACTTTTACGCCGAGCGCGAACGCGCTGGGCATGGTGGCTGCGGCGCGGGAGGATGCGGGCGCCAGCAATCCGGTGAGCGAAGGCGCGGTGATGCTGGCCGAGTTCCTGGTCGATCGTGCGGTGCACCCGGTGATCGACTTCCTGGGCGGCTGGGGCGGCGTGTCGCGGCTGCTGGCCGATGGCTATATGCCGGGCAACGATATCGGCGAGGAAATGGGCCGCCTGACCAACGGCGTGCTGACGCCGCAAATGTGGCGGCGCGCGTGGGACGGTGAGATCGATCCGCCTGCGCCCGCATTCGACGAAGACCATCAGGAGCGCATGGGCGCGATCGCCGCGCCGGCACCCAGCATTGGCGCGATCGGCACGATTCCGCCCGGCGCGTTGTTCCGGTTCCGCGCGGTCGAGGACGAGCCGGGCCTGCGTCAGATCGCCGGCTTGGGGATCGCGATCGAAGGCGGGGACGCCGAATTGTGCAGCCTGCGCGACGCGTGCGCTGCCGCGATCGCCGACCTGCGTGGTGGCTCCGGGGCATGATCTTCGCGGGGGGGCTGACAGTCACGATAGACGACCCGGAAGCGGGGGGCAGCGAGAGCGGCGCCTGGGCGACGGCGATCGCGCACACCCCCCATCTGGCCGCCCAAATCAATCTTCAGATCGCGCGCGAACGGACAGCTTCCCCTGTCGCGCGTGACGGCGAGGCGGGGATGCGTCCCCCCTGTGTTGTTCCCGCCTCGCCGAACATTTCTCCCCAATCCGAGCGGAACGATCATCCATGACGGCGGCGACCTTCCATATCGCGGCGTTGACCGTGTGCAGGCCGAGCGCCGAGTTGCTCGCCTGGGCGGCGCATGCCCGGATCGGGGAGGATTTCATTTTCGCGGTCGGGCGGGTCGAGCCGCGCGCCGATCCGATCTGGACGCTGGCGCGGTCGCTGGCCGATGCGCGTCGCGTGACGCTGACGCGTCGGCGTCGCGACGACGGCGTGATCGAGTTCATCGCGCAGCGGATCCGCGAGACGGCGCGGCCGGCCGATGCCGCGCCGGTCGACGACGATGACGATGCCGTGATGCGCGCGATCAAGCGCCGCCTGAACCTGCGCATGCCGATGGCTACCAATGCCGAGCTGGCGCGCGAGTGCAGCCTGAAGGACCCGAGCCGCGCCAGCTACGTGCTGCGCCGCCTGATCGGCCGCGGCGTCATCCAGGTGATCGAGATGGGACCAAGCCAGCGCCGCGTCGTGACCGTCGTGGCGACCAGGCAGAAGACCGTGGAGGGATCGTTATGAGTATGCTGGGGGGGGGGGCTGCACCAGGCCGACAAAGCTGGTGGGCGAGGACCGCGTTGCCGGGCTCGCCTGGGCGCGAGCCTGGCGCGTTCGCAACAAGCGGCATTTCGACGCGCTGTTCGGTCCGGACGAGGCGACTGCGTTCTGCCCCGAATGCGGGAAGCGTCGCTAATGGCTAAGGCCCCGACCCTTGCCGAGCTGCGCGACCAGATCGCCGCCTTGGAAGGTGCCGCGCGCCAGCGCGCGCTGACGGCCGACGGGCATGTCCGGCTGCGCCGGCTGACCAATCGCTACGCACAGGAGAAGCGGCGCCTGCCGATCGTGATCGAGGCGACGGAGGCGAAGCTCAAGCGGCTGCGGGAGGCCTATTATGGTTAGGCGCACCTTCGACACCGTGCGCGCCGAGACGATCGTCATCGAGCGCTCCGCGGTCCTGACGCACCGGCGCCAGCACGCGGCCGGGATCGACGAACAGGTCAGGCTCGGCCGCATGAGTGAGGACGAGGGCACGCTGTGCAAGCGCTGCGTCGCCGCCTTCGCCGACGACCTGGCGATCGGGCTGCACGTCGCCGGCACCGATCCGGACGGGGTCCGTCAGGCCATGCGCGGCGTGATCCGCGCCCACGTCAAGCAACACTCGGGGGATCAGTGATGTCCAACCTCCAATACGCCACGCGCGAGGAAATGGCCGTTTGGGCAGCGCTCGTGATGGAGCGCGAACCGGATTTCATCATCGGTGAAATCGACAACCCCTATCTGCGGCGCTGGTGGATCGTTCCGCGCAACGAGGGGTGCAACGTCTATCTGCACGAGATCCTGCGTAGCGACGACGATCGCGCGCTGCACGATCATCCCTGGCCGAACACGTCGATGCTGCTCGACGGACGCTACATCGAGCATACGCCCGATGGCAGCACGCTACGCGAGGCCGGTTGGATCGGGACACGTGAAGCAATCGCGCTGCACCGGCTGGAGATTCTGCCGGGCGAGCGCGCGGTGTCGCTGTTCATTACCGGGCCGAAGGTCCGCGAGTGGGGCTTCGCTTGTCCGAACGGCTGGGTGCACTGGCGCGACTTCACTGGCGGCGAGAATGGCGAAGTGGTTGGCCGAGGGTGCGGCGAGTGAGCGCCGCGCGCATTCGCCTATCCCGATCCAGCGGTTTCCGCTTGCCGAAGGGGACGATCAATGTCGCCCGGCCGGGCAAGCTCGGCAATCCGTTCATCGTCGGCAAATGGGGCACGCGGGCGCAGTGCGTGAGTGCGCTTGCGTCGCTCGCTGCGGGTTTCATCAACCTCGGTACCAGTCATGTCTCGGTCGACCATCAGCTGGCGCTGTGGGGTCATATCCACGCTTCGCGGGATCGCTTTATCGGTTGCGACGTAGCCTGCTGGTGCTCGCTCGACGGGCCGTGCCACGGCGATGTTTACCTGCATCTCTGGAATGGCGGGTCGATCGCCGACCTTGTCCAGTTCTTCGTTGAGCCGCCGCGCGTCGGGCTCGGCATGATGGCGTGGGACTTGCTGAAAGCGCCGGGGGCGGTGGCATGAGGCACGCCGGCGCCCTCGCATCGTCGACTGCTGCCCAGCCGCTCGACTATCTCGACTTCGTCCGCGCGAAGATCATCACGTTGCCCGCGCTCGGCCTGCCGGTGCCCGCCAACGACGTGCATCCGTGGCTGAAGCCGCATTGCCGCGATATCGTCACCTGGGCGGTCAATGGCGGACGTCGCGCGATCTTCGCGAACTTCGGGCTGCACAAGACGGCGATGCAGCTGGAATGCCTGCGCCTGATCCGGGTCGGTGAAGGCGGACTGCAACTGATCATCGCGCCGCTCAACGTCATCCTGGAGGGGACGTTCGACGGCGACGCCGCGCAGATCGGAATCGACACGCGGTTCGTGCGCACCACGGCCGAGATCCTGTCGGCCGTGGCAGCGGGCTTCGTCGGCCAGTTCCTGACGAATTACGAGAGCGTCCGCGAAGGCAAGATCGACGCCAGCCTGTTCAATGCGGTGTCGCTCGATGAGGCGGACTGCCTGCGCGGGTTCGGCGGGACCAAGACCTTCCGCGAGTTCATGCGGCTGTTCCCCGGCCTGCAATACAAGTTCGTCGCGTCGGCCACGCCCGCGCCCAACGACTATGTCGAGCTGCTCGCCTACGCAGCGTTCCTCGAGGTGATGGACGTCGGGCAGGCGAAGACCCGGTTCTTCAAGCGCAACAGCGAAGAAGCCGACGACCTGACGATCCACCCGCACAAGGTGCAAGAGTTCTGGCTGTGGGTGAACAGCTGGGCGGCGTTCGTGCAGCGGCCGAGCGATCTCGGCCATAGCGACGAAGGCTATGACCTGCCGCCGATCCGCGTGCGCTGGCACGAAGTCGCGGCCGATCACGCGATCGCGGGAGAGGACAAGGCCGGACAAGGCCTGTTGCTCAAGAAGGACGCGATCGGCGTCATCGAGGCCAGCCGCGAGAAACGCGACAGCATCGACGCGCGGATCGCGAAGATGATGGAGCTGCGCGCCGAAGACCCGGCCGCGCATCGCCTGATCTGGCACGACCTGGAGCGCGAGCGGCTGGCGATCGAGAAGGCGATCCCCGGCATCGTCACCGTGTACGGCTCGCAGGATACCGGCGAGCGCGCCAAGGCGTTCCAGCGGTTCAAGCATGGTGGCGCGGCCGAGCTGGCGACCAAGCCGGTGATCGCCGGCGCCGGCTGCAATTTCCAGAAGCATTGCTGGTGGGAAATCTTCCTCGGCATCGGGTTCAAGTTCCGCGACTTCATCCAGGCGATCCATCGCGTGCAGCGGTTCGGCCAGGCGCACGAGGTGCTGATCGACCTGATCTTCACCGAGGCCGAGCGCGCGGTGAAGGCCGAGCTGGAGCGCAAGTGGCGCGATCACGACGCCATGTGCGCGATGATGAGCGGGATCATCCGGCGCTATGGCCTCGGGCTCGAGGGTGCTGCCGACGTCCTGATCCGCACGGTCGAAACCGGTACCGAACTCGACAGCGAGCAGGCGACGATCGCGACCTTCGACGGCCAGCCCGATTGGCAGGTATGGCGCGGCGACACCGTGTTGCAAGCGTGCAACCTGGCGACGGACAGCGTCGGCCTGATGGTCACCAGCGTGCCGTTCGGGTCGCAGTACGAATATAGCCCGAGCTATAACGACTTCGGCCACACCGACGATCTGAACCATTTCTTCGCGCAGATGGACTTCCTGACGCCCGAGCTGCTGCGCGCGTTGCAGCCGGGTCGGCGCCTGGCGGTGCACGTCAAGGATCGCGTCGTGCCGAGCGGGATGACCGGGCTGGGCTTCCGCACGATCGAGCCGTTCCACGCGCGCTGCATCGAGCATTATCGCGCGCATGGCTTCGCCTATCTCGGCATGATCACGATCGTCACCGATGTCGTGCGCGAAAATGCGGGCACCTACCGGCTCGGCTGGAGCGAGCAGTGCAAGGACGCGTCCGGCATGGGCGTTGGCCTGCCGGAATATCTGCTGCTGTTCCGCAAGCCGCCCAGCGATCGCTCGAACGGCTATGCCGACGATCCGGTCAAGAAGGCGAAGCCGCTGGTCGACCTGGAGGATGGCGATCGCGTCGGCTGGGACGATCCACGCGCGGCACGGGCCGGGAAGGCGCATACGGCGCGCCTGGTGCCCGACAGCGGCTATTCGCGGTCGCGGTGGCAGATCGACGCGTGCAGCCTGTGGCGCAGCTCCGGTGACCGCGTGCTGACGCCCGGCGACCTGGTCGGCATCCCGCACGATGCGATCTACAAGGCGTTTCGCGGTTTCAGCTTCGCGACGGTCTATGATTACGAGCAGCATGTCGCGCTGACAGAATCTATCGAGGCTCGGCATGCGCTCCCGACCGACTTCGCGCTGACGCCTGCGCAAAGCTGGCATCCCGACGTCTGGACCGACGTCGCGCGCATGCTCGGCGCCAACACGATGCAGAGCGCCAAGGGGCGCGAGCAGCATCTCTGCCCGCTGCCGTTCGATATCGTCGACCGGGCGATCGCCAATTGGAGCGAGCCCGGCGAGCTTGTCTATGACCCTTTCGGGGGATTGATGACCGTGCCGATGCGCGCGGTGAAGCTCGGCCGGCGCGGCGCCGCGGTCGAACTCAACCCCGGCTATTTTGCGGATGGCGTGAAGCTGCTGCGCGAGCAGGATGCCGGGCGCGCGACGCCCAGCCTGTTCGATCTGCTCGATTTCGAGCAGCAGGCGGAGGCGGCGGAATGAGCGGGCGAACCGAACGGCGTTTCGTGAACGAGCGCGATCGCGAGATCATCATATCGGTTGAGGACCGTCCCGCTCGCGGCATCAGGATAGAGATTGAAGGGCCGTTTAGCCGCTCGACCAATACGATTACCGATCGGGAGGCCACGGAGCTTCGCGACGCGCTGATCGAGCATCTTGGGCGGCCATCTTGACCGCGATCGACAACCTGTTCGCGCGTGGCGTCCATATGGTCCATGAAGAGATGGTCGAGATGACGCTTGCCTCGCTTCGCGAATACTGGCCGCGTCACAGTCATTTCGCGCTCGCCTGGTCGGGCGGCAAAGACAGCACGGCGTTGCTGACGTTGATCATTCACCTGATCGATGCCGGCCTGCTGCCGCAGCCCGAGGTCCTGTACGTGTTCTACGTCGACACGCGGCAGGAGCTTCCCCCGATCCAGCGCGCGGCCGAGCTGGTCATTGCCAAGCTGCGGCTGCGGAATTGGATCAAGGTCAGCGTCGTCACGGCCCCGCTCGATAAGCGGTTCATGGTCTATATCCTCGGCCGGGGCGTGCCGCCTCCGAACAACAACACGCTGCGTTGGTGCACCCGCCAGATCAAGGTCGAGCCGATGGCCGAAGCGCTCGGCGCCGCGATTGCCGGCCTGCCGGGCACGGCGTTGATGCTCACCGGCGTGCGCGAAGGTGAGAGCGCGGTGCGCGATGGTAGAATCTCCATGTCGTGTTCCAAGGATGGCGCGGAGTGTGGTCAGGGCTGGTACCAGCAGGTGTTGCCCGAAGCGAAAGGCATCAAGGGCAGGCTGGCCACGCTCGCACCGTTGCTGCACTGGCGCGTCTGCACGGTCTGGGACTGGCTGAAGGTCTATGCCCCGCAACCCGAGTTCGGCGGCTGGCCGGTGTCGATCCTGGCGGATGCCTATGGCGGCGATGACGCGACCGAGATCAATGCGCGTACCGGCTGCATAGGGTGTCCGCTGACCGAGAAAGACACGGCGCTGGAAGTGATCGTCGCCATGCCGGCGTGGTCGCACCTTTCGCCGCTGCTCGAACTCAAGCCGCTCTATCGCTGGATGCGCAAGCCTCGGCAGCGGCTCCGCAAGAGCGGTGTCGAGCGCCTGAAGGATGGCAGCATCGCCAAGAACCCGCAGCGGATGGGACCGCTGACGCTCAAGGCGCGTGCCGAGGCGCTGGACAAAATCCTCGATATCCAGCGCCGCGCCGGCGTCGACCTGATCAACGATGAAGAGGAAGCGCGCATCCGCGAGCTGATCGCGGCGCGCACCTTCCCCGACAAATGGGATGGCGACGAGCCTAGCGCCGAGGCGTGGCTGGACAGCATCTATGGCGACGGCAGCGTCCAGCCGATCCTCTTTCGGGAGTTGGTTGGAACATGAGGAACGCTCCGCGACCCTGCCCGGTCAAATACTGCACCCACACGCTGCCGTGGCCGCGCGCATCGTTCTGCCAGCGGTGCTTCGCACGCATTCCCGGCGATATCCGCGGGCGGATGGACGACGCGACGCGAAAGCAGGCCGCGCACCTGGTCGGCGCGGCCGTGATCGAGGCGCGTGTCTGGCTCGACGCGCACCCGCCTGGTGCTGATCCGCGAACCGGCGAAGCACCGACCTGACGGCGCGCCGCGCGATCCGACCATTTGTTGTCTGCGTTTCCGGGGGAAGAGTAAGTGCCTGCACCGTCGCCGTCGCTGAGCCCCATGGGGCAGGTGGCGCTCCAATATGTTCGCCGCGGTTGGCCGGTTTTTCCGTGCCGGGAGTGTGACGGCGCGCCCTATAAGAAGCGTTCGACCGGCGAGATGGCGACGCCCCGCGCGAAGGCTCCCTACACCGGCACCGGCCTCAAAGACGCGACGACCGACGAACAGCGGATCAACGCCTGGTGGCGGTCCTACCCAAATGCCCTGATCGGCCTCCCAGCCGGCGAGAATGGCTGCTTCGTGGTCGATTTCGATCCTCGGTGGGTCGAGGATCACGATCCGGCGACCGGCGAAGTCCTGGTCGACGATGACGGCAAGCCGATCCTGCGGTTGTTGACGCTGGTCGAGCTAAAGGCCGCGCTCGAGGAACAGATGGGATGCCCGCTGCCGCGATCGCTGACGGCGATCACGCCCTCGGGCGGCGTGCATGTCTATTTCCGACAACCGACCGATGGTGAGGAAATCCGCAACAAGGGCAATCTGCCCGATCACGTCGATGTGCGCGGCCGGGGTGGGTACGTCATCGCGCCGCCCAGCGAGATCCTGGCGCCGGTCGAGTTTGCGTCGATCGGTCAATATCGCTGGATGGATCGCGGCGACTGGCGCGACGACGCGGCGATCATGGACGCACCGGCCGAGCTGATCGCGATCCTGCGGGCGCCGAAGCAGAGCGTGCGGCCGACGACACCGCGATCGCTTTCGCCCGCGACCGGCTCGTCCGAGCGCCGGCCGATCAACACTGACGATCCGGTCGAACGTGCGCGCGTCGCCTGGGCCCGGGCGGCGCTCGACAATGAGATCAGCGCGGCCGAGCGGCTCCAGCAGGGCAAGCGCAACGATGGCATATCGGCCGCGGCGATTCGGCTCGGCGCGATCGTCGGTGCCGGGTATCTGTCCGAGAGCCTGGTCAAGGGCGCGCTCTACTCGGTCGCCGAATTGTGGCCCGACGTCGCGAAGACGCAGCGATCGATCGACACCGGTCTGGTCAAGGGCATCGGGACCCCGCGCGACATGGCGGATATCGGCGCCGAGGCGGGCCGCCATGCCCCGCGCCCGTCTGGCGCCGCGCGCGCCCCCACGCCCCCGGCGCAGCGGTCACCTTCGCGATCCTTCCAATCCGGAAGCATGGAACCCGATGAGGGGCTGGCGGAGGGGGACAGGACGCGGTTCGAGAAGGCATCGGCGGCGTGGCTGGTGCGGCGCATCGACTATCTCGATCCGGACAAGGATGCCGTGCTGCGGCTGGCGTTCAGTGCGGGGCGGCGCGTGGCGGCCGAGCTGCTCGACATGACTGTGGTCAAAGAGGCGCTGTGGGCGGAATATGAGACGATCGCCGACGTTCAGCATGACGACGTCGACCGGGCGATAGAGGACGGGATCGCGCGCGGGTTCGACCTCACGGCGCTGATGCTGACGCAGAAGTGCGGCAAATACCCGATGACCGATTTCGGGATTGCCGAGCGGTTCCGCGATCGCGTCGGCGCGAATTTCCGCTTCACGACGACGAAGGGCTGGCTCGGCTGGGACGAGCGGCGATGGAAGGTGCTCGACCAGGACGAGAAGACGCCCCCGGCCGAGGTGATCGCGGCCGTGTTCGAGACGGTGCGCGCGATCCAGGAAGAGGCGCGGTTCGTCGCCGATACGGGCGTTCGATGGGAATTGAAGCGCTCGGGGAAAGAGCAGGAGCTTGACCTCGAAACGGAGGGCAATCCTCACGGGCTCGATCACTGGATACCCAAGGGCAAATCGTTCGAGCTGTTATCGACCAAGATCGCGATCTTCGGCCGGCAGGCGGAGACGGCCGGTAAGCCCGTCGCGATCGCCAACCTGGCGCGTCGCTGGCTGACGGTGCCGATCGAGGCGTTCGATCACGAGCCCTATGCCTTCAACGTCATGAACGGCACGCTGCGGTTCAGCCGCGAGTTGCTGTCTGACGGCACCTATTCCGTGTCGGTCGCGCTGGCCGATCACGCCCGCGACGACATGCTGACCAAGCTGGCGCCGGTCGAATACGATCCGAGGGCCGCCAGCCCGCAATATGACGCGATGTTCGGCTGGGCGCAGCCTGACGCTGGCATGCGCCGCTATCTGCACCAGGTCGGCGGCTATGCCCTGACGGCCGATGCCGGCGAGCAGAAGCTGTGGTTCTGGTACGGGCGCGGTCGCAACGGCAAGGGCGTCACGATGGAAAGCTGGTCGCACGTCGCCGGCGACTATTCCGATTCGATCCCGATCGGCAGCTTCCTCGATCAGGGCATCAAGAAACGCGGCGACGCTGCATCGCCCGATCTGGCCAAGCTGGGCGGCGTCCGCATGCTGCGCGCGTCCGAGCCCGGACGAAACGAGAAGCTCGATAGCGCGCTGATCAAGCTGGTGACGGGTGGCGAGCCGATCGCGGTGCGCATGCTCCATCGCGGCTTCTTCAACCTGGTGCCGCTGTTCAAGCTGATCATCCAGGGCAACACCAAGTTCGACATTCCCGACACCGACGATGGCATCTGGGGGCGGCTCAAGCTGATCCCCTGGCTGCGCAACATCGACATACCCGAAGAGGGCGTCGCGAACTGGCCGGTGAAGGACAAGGACCTCGCGACCAAGATCAAGGCGAACGAGGGGTCTGGCGTTCTCAACCATCTGATCGCGGGGCTGTGCGACTATCTCGCCAACGGCTTTGTCGAGCCGAAGAGCGTGACCGAGGCGACGGCCGCCTATCGCGACGCCAGCGACCCGATCGCCCGCTTCCTGCGCATGTGCACCGAGCCTGACGACAAGGGCAAGGTCCAGTCCTCCCGCCTCCATGAGGTGTTCGTCGCCTGGGCCAAGGCCACGGGCGAGCAGGGTCAACGCGAGTGGTCGAACAAGAGCTTCTCCAAGGCGATGACCGAGAAGGGATACCAGACCAGCCGGTCGAACGGGATGCAATGGGCTGGCCTTCGCCTCATCCGGGAGGTGCACGACTTTGTGGATAGCGACGGCAAGGTGATCGCGATGGAGGATCGTGACGACCCGGTACTCGATAGCGCCCGGCCTCCGCCGATGACGTTCTACGACGACGACATGCCGCCCTAGCGCATGCGTTCGGTTTCCATCCTTCCATATGGAAGGGTTGCCGGAAGGATGATGGAAGGGAGAAAGCGCGGATTTCTGCGGCTTTGGAAGGGTTGGAAGGTTCGCCGACATGTTCCGCACATCACAGGTGCGCAGGCATGCGCGCGATGCAAAACATTCGTAGATGTTTCCAATCCTTCCGATCTTTCCGACTGAATGAATTAGATAGGATATTCCAATGAGTTATCGGGAGCCTCTAAGCGGAAGGATTGAACTGGACGCTTCCAGGGCTGGAAGCTTGCTGTCGTACGCTGAGGTTGAGGAACGGTTGATCGAGGCGATGCTGACATGCTGGCGCCACCCTGACCGGGAGCGCGCATGGTTGCGGGTCAAGGCGCTATGGCCTGACGTCCAGGCCGAGCCCGGCGATCACGATGCGCGGGGTGGTGACCTGACCAGCAGCGACGTGAAGCTGCGCCCGTTGTCCGCCACGCGCCGCGACATTGCCGAGATGGAGGAAGCGTTCGGCTGGGTCGACGCGGCGTCGTCGGATGAGCGCAAGGTGATCGCCAAGGCGATCACGGCGCGGGCATCGGGCGACACGCGGGTGTCCTGGCTGGCGCTGGCCTGTGGTGGTCGCGCTGATCCCGCGTTGACGGGCACTGCCGACAAGCTTCGCATGACCTATTCGCGCGGCATGGCCAAGGTCATGAAGCGCGCCAATCGCGGGCGCTAAGTCAAGGAATGGCAGTTTTCCGTCGCATAGAGGTGTCAAGCGGAATGTTGTCTAGGGGGTCGAAATAAAGTTGTTCGTCTCTAGGGGTATTTGGCCATATCCATTGATACGCTTGGGGTGACCGTGCGTCACACCATGTGATCCTCTCCGATCAACCTACCAAGGGCGGCGCGGCTTCGGCTTCGCCGCCCTTGGTGCTTCGGGATGCTTGATGTGGGTAGACTGACGGGGATGCCGAGCAGGCTCGGCGGCCTCGCGCCCAAGGTGAGCGCCATGCCGAAGGTGGCTGAGAGCTTCTATCAGTCGACCGAGTGGCGAAGGCTGATCGCGTCAATCAAGCGCGAGCGCGGCAATTGGTGCGAGCGGTGCGGTTCGACCGTGCGAGTGATCGGCGATCACATCGTTGAGCGGAAGGATGGCGGCGCCGACCTCGACCCATCGAACGTCGAGCTGCTCTGCGCGAAGCACCACGCGACCAAGACGGCAGCGGCCCGGGCACGTCGGGCAAGGGGGGGTGGGTAAAAGTCTGGGGGGACGCGGCGCTCTACACCGTCTCCCCCGCCATTCGGAGATTTTTTTCTTGGCTGATGGTTATTTGGACGGTGTTGTCGATCTGTTCGGCGACCCGGTGCCAGCATCGCGGGGCAAGAAAGGTCGGCCGCCTCATTTGCCAACGGCGGAAAACCGCCGGTTCGTGCAGGTCGCGTTGGCCTGCGGCCGGATTGAGGAAGATATCGCCAAGGCGCTGCGCATCACTCAGCGCACCCTGAACAAGCATTATTTTCATGAGCTGTCGGGCAAGGCCTCGGCGCGGATGCGGCTCGAAATGAAGAACATGACCGCAATGGTCGAGCAGGTGGAGAAGGGCAACGTGTCGGCGATGTCCCTGCTCGCGAAGCGGCTCGACAAGATCGAGCAGAGGGACCTGGCTCGCCGTGTCGCCGATCCGCGCCAGGCGCCGCCGGCCGCGAGAAAGGGAAAGAAGGAACTGAAGCGCGAAGCGGCGGGCGAGGTTGGCGGCATATACGCGCCACGTCCCTCGCCCGGCGTGCTCAACTGATCTCAGCGATCGGCGATGCTAACCTGGTCGACCGCCTGCCCGGATTGGGAAGAGCGGATCGTCGAGGGTCATTCGCTGATCCCGTTCGCCCCTCTCTTCCCGGACGAGGCGGATCGCGCGTTGGCGGTGTTCAAATCGCTGGTGATGATCGACGTCCCGAACCAGCCGAGGTTCGGCGAGGCGTGCGACGAATGGGTGTTCGACTTCGTCGCCGCGATCTTCGGGTCGTACGACGCGTCCAACTCGCGGCAGCTGATCAACGAGTTCTTCCTGCTGATCAGCAAGAAGAACGCCAAGTCGACGATCGCGGCCGGCATCATGCTGACCGCGCTGATCCTCAATTGGCGCGATTATAACGAGCTGCTGATCCTGGCGCCGACGATCGAAGTCGCGAACAACAGCTTCGGACCCGCTGCCGGCATGGTCCGCGCCAGTGCCGATCTGAGCGACCTGCTGCACGTGATCGAGCACCAGCGCACGATCAAGCATCTGGTCTCCAATGCCGAGCTGAAGATTGTCGCGGCCGACAGCGACACCGCGGCGGGCAAGAAGGCCGGGTTCATCCTGGTCGAGGAACTGTGGTTGTTCGGCAAGAAGCCGCGGGCGGCGGCAATGTTGCGCGAGGCGCTGGGCGGCCTGGCCGCTCGGCCAGAGGGGTTCGCGGCATTCATCACGACGCACTCGGATGAGCCGCCAGCCGGCGTGTTCAAGGACCGGCTGGAATATTATCGCGACGTCCGCGACGGCATCATCGTCGACAATGCCAGCCTGGGCGTCCTGTACGAGTGGCCGGGGAAGATGCTCGAGGCCGAAGCCTATCTCGACCCGGCCAACTTCGGCATCACGAACCCGAACCTCGGGCGATCGGTCAGCCGCGAATGGCTGGTGGCCGAGCTGGCCAAGGTCATGCGCGGCGAGGGCGAAGGAAAACAGATATTCCTCGCCAAGCATCTCAACGTCGAGATCGGCCTGAGGCTGCGGCGCGACCGCTGGCGCGGGGCCGATTATTGGGAAGGCGCGGCCGACAAGACGCTGACGTTCGAGACGTTGCTCGAGCGCTGCGATGTCGTGGTGGCGGCAGGAGACGGCGGCGGCCTGGACGATCTGTTCGGCTTCTGCGCGCTCGGCCGCGAGCGGGCGACGAAGCGCTGGCTCTACTGGTCGCATGCATGGGTGCATCGTTCGGTGCTGTTGCTCCGCAAGGATATCGCGCCCGCGCTGGAAGGGTTCGCGAAGGACGGCGACCTGACGATCTGTGAGGACATCGGCGAGGATATCATCGGCTTCGTCGGCTATTGCGAGAGGATCCGCGCGGCCGGGCTGTTCCCGGAGATGGGAGCGATCGGCCTCGACCCGGCGCAGGTCGCAATGCTGGTCGATGCATTGGCCGATGCGGACTTCACGATCGCCCAGCTGGGCACGCCGGGGGAGGTCGTATCGATCTCGCAAGGCGCGGTGAACATGCTGTCCGCGATCAAGGGATTGGAGCGAAAGCTCGCCGAAGGCAGCGCGGTCCATGCGGGATCGCCGCTGATGGATTTCTGTGTCGGCAACGCCAAGGCCGAATTGCGAGGGAACGCCGTGATCATCACCAAGGCTCAGACCGGGTCGGCCAAGATCGATCCGCTGATCGCCGCGTTCTGCGCCACAAAACTGATGGAACGTAACCCGGAAGCTGGTGGGGGAGGGCCTTCCGTCTATGAAGTGATGGCGCAGAGGGCGGCAGAGGCAGCATGACAGAGGCATGGACTTTCCGCCGCGCCTGGCGCGCGATGGCGCGCGCCATAATGCCGGAACCGACAATTACGTCGAGCCGCATCCGAACTGGTGGTCGGACGCCCGCCGGCGTCTTCGTGACGCCGGACACAGCCCTCAAGAACGCGGTCGTATGGGCATGCGTTCAATACCTCACGAAGACCGTGGCTCATTTGCCGTGGAACGTCCTGACAGACACCGCGCAGGGTGCCGTTCGTGCGAAAACCAATCCGGTGGATTGGCTATTGGGTTCGCGGCCGTGCCCCGACATGGGGTCGTTTAACTGGCGCCAGACGATGCTCGGCAATGCTCTTCTGTGGGGCAACGCCTATGCTGAGATCGAACGCGACAATCGGGGCGCTGCCTACGCCTTGTGGCCGATCCACCCGCAGCGGGTGGTCGTTCGGCGCGGTGAGGACGGCCTGCTCGAGTACGAAGTCTGGAATAGCGGCGGGAACGCCACCTTGCCGGCATCGGACGTGTTCCATCTGCGGGGTTTTGGCGATGGGCCGGTGGGCTTCAACGTCATCGAATACGCGGCGGGGTCGATCGGCTGGGCGCAGGCGACGGAGATTTTCGGCGCGACCTATTTCGGACAGGGCGCCAATCCGAGCGCGGTAGTTGAGACAGGTGGAAAGTCCCTCTCACCCGAAGGGATGGAGCTGCTGCGCAGCGCATTCAACAAACTCTATTCCGGCCCGAAGGGCGACAAGACCGTCTTTCTCGACAATGGCTATACCTACAAGCAGGTGTCCACCAACCCGAACGACGCTCAGTTCATTGAGACCCGCCAGCACCAGGTTGATGAGATTTGCCGCTGGTTCGGCGTACCGCCCCACAAGGTGATGCACCTGCTCCGCGCGACCTTTTCGAACATCGAACACCAGTCGATCGAAGTGGTGGTCGACAGTATCACCCCTTGGGTAAAGGCATTCGAAGAGGAAGCGAATTACAAGCTCTTCGGCGCCAATCGCCAGAACTACTATACTAAGATCGATCTTCGCGGACTTTTGCGCGGGGACAACATCAGTCGCGCACAATTCTACAAGTCGATGTTCGAACTTGGCTTGCCGCTCAACCGCATTCTGGCGCTCGAAGACGAGAACGGGATTGGTCCGCAGGGCGACGTCTCGTTTGTTTCGAACAACGTCCAAACCCTCGACCGCGCGATCGCGGCGACAGATCCAGTGCCTGGCATAGATCTGACCGACCCGGCCGCGATCGCGGCGTCGTTCAGGATCAATTGAGGAAGAGACATGGGCAACGGCTATTCGATCCGCGCCAAAGGCAATGCCTTGGCCGAAATCTACATCTATGAGGACGTTGGCGAAGGCTGGTTCGGCGGGGTCTCGGCGAAACAGTTCTCTGCCGACCTTAAGGCCCTGGGCTCGGTCTCCACCATCGACGTGCGGATCAACAGCTATGGCGGTGAAGTGTTCGATGGCTTGGCGATCTATCGTCAGCTGGTCGAGCATCCGGCGAAAATCGTCGTGCATATCGATGGCGTCGCCGCTTCGATCGCGTCCGTCATCGCGATGGCGGGCGACGAAATCAGGATTGCCGAAGCCGGGTTCGTCATGATCCATCCGGCGCAGGGCGGAGTGCTGGGCTGTGCCAGCGACATGCGCGACATGGCGGACCTGTTGGACAAGATCACGGCGTCGATCGTCGATGTCTATCAGAAGCGCACCGGAGCCTCGGCCGATGATATCGCGGGCTGGGTGGCGGCAGATACCTGGTTCACCGGCCGTGAGGCGCTCGACGCCGGATTTGCGGACGTCATTGACGAGAATATGCTCCTGGCCGCGCATACCGATGTTGCCGCGCACAAGGACAAGTTCAGCGCGGATCAACTCGCCGCAGCGAGCAATCGCAAAGCCCTTCGTCCGGCCGCCCAGGAACTGGTCGCGTTGGGCGATGCGGCGAGGTTGCTGACCGATGCGACACCGCAGATCGGGCCGAAGCACGCCGCGGCGATGTCGGCGGTCAAACGTATGCAAGCGCGACTTACCCTCGCGCGCTAACCTACCTCTGACGGCAACAAGCCGCCCGAGTAATGCGCCACGGCGCACCACAAACCCGCCCATTGGCGGGTTTTTTTGATGGAGACTGCAAGATGACGCGCATCCTGAGCGTGCCGAGCAGCGTCGTGGCCGTTCTGGCTCTCGGCATGTCGGCGATTGGTTTTGTCTGTGCCGATGCCGATCCGGTGATCGCGGCGCATCGCGACCGCCAAACCGAGTTGATGAACAGCTCGCAGGGCATCCTTGCCCGCGCCGAGGCCGAAAGCCGTGACCTGACCACGGCGGAGCAGACCGAGATCGAGGGTCTGACGACGGAGTTCGAAGATCTGGAGCGCCAAATCACGATCCGCGATCGTGTGTCGACGCAGAACCAGATTCTGAATGCTCCCCGCGGCCGCGTAACCGACCCGGATCCGATCGAGGGTGTCGATCCTGCCGCGGATCCGGCAATTCGTCCCGCGGCGGCGGCGGCGACCGTGGCGCCGCGCGCTGCCGGCCGGACGCCAGCTGCTCCGCGCGCAACGCCCGGTGGTAACGGCGGCTTCCGCAATATGGGCGACTTCGCCTTTTCGGTGCGGAACGCTTCGATGCGGCAGGGCGGTGACCTCGACCCGCGCCTGCGCAACGCCGCGACGACCTATGGCAATGAGGGCACGGGCGCCGACGGCGGCTTCGCCGTCCCGCCCGACTTCCGCTCCGACATCATGTCGCGCGTGTTTGGCGAGGACAGCCTGATCGCGCGGACCGATCGCATGCAGTCGTCGAGCAATACGCTGACGCTGCCGATCGACATGACCACGCCATGGCAGACCAGCGGCGGTATCCAGGCGTACTGGACGGCCGAGGGCGCGACCAAGACGCAGAGCAAGCCGGCGCTCGAGGAGGTGACCACCAAACTCCACACCCTCGCCACGCTCGTGCCCGTTACCGAGGAACTGCTCGAGGACGCGCCGGCGATGGATTCCTACCTGCGCCGCAAGGTGCCGGAGAAGATGGACTTCACCATCAGCCACGCGATCGTGTGGGGGAACGGCGTCGGTAAGCCGCTCGGCTTCATGAATTCGCCCGCACTGGTGACGGTCGCGGCCGAAGGCGCCCAAACGACCGACACGGTCAATGCGACCAACCTGATGAAGATGTGGGGCCGCATGCCGGTGCAATCGCGTCGCACCGCGGTGTGGCTGATGCACCCTGACGTCGAGGCAACGCTGCCGGGCATGTTGCTCGGCACCATCCCGATCTACATGCCGCCTGGCGGCCTGTCGGGTTCGCCTTACGGCACTCTGTTCGGTCGCCCGGTCATTCCGCACCAGGTCGCCGAAACGATCGGCGATCTCGGCGACGTCATGCTGGTCGATCTGGCCAACTACATGACCGTGACCAAGACTGGCGGCGGTCGAGACTCGAACGGCATGAAGACCGATGTGTCGATCCACCTGTGGTTCGACCAGGACATGACGGCGTATCGCTTCACCATGCGTATCGCCGGGCAGCCCTGGTGGTCGGCTGCCGTGTCGCAGCGCGACGGCACGAATACCCAGTCGCCCTTCATCACCCTGGCCTCGCGCTGAGGCCCATGGGCCGCGCTTCGGTGCGGCCCTTACCCTTCCTCCGGGTTCGGAAAGGAACCAGACGATGAATCTCAATGCAGCCTTGGCCGAGCAGGTGAAGCCTGTTCTCGGCCTGCTTGGCACCGTGCCGTCGACCTCTACGCCGGCCTATGTCTCGCTGAAGAACTACGAGCGCATCGCGATCGTGATCCTCGTCAAGAACGCCACGACCGTCACCGGTTCGGCGATCACCCTCAAGCAGGCGACCTCGATCGCGGCGGCTGGAGAAAAGGCGCTCGCTTTCACGGTGGCCAAGCGCAATATCGACCTCGGCGCCGGGGACACGCTGGCCGATTTCACCGTCGCGTCGAACACTTTCACGACCGACAGCACCAACTCCAAGAACCTGATGTACGTCATCGACGTCAAGGCCGAGGACTTGGACGTGAACGGCGGGTTCGACTGCATCCGTGCCGGCACCGGTGACGCCACGGCCGCGACGGTCACGGTCCTGTACATGCTTTATGGGGCGAAGTTCAGCACGCAGCCGTCGGCAGTCGTCGACTGATCGGTCGGGGCGGGTCGTCCGCCCCGATTGTCTCTCTGGAGAGCCATCATGAAGCGCATTAAATTCCTGCGTACCGAGCAATTTGAAAGCGAAGGCCGGAACAAAGGCCCGATCTTTGAAGAAGGTTCGGTCCACGAGCTGGACGACGCCTTCGCCGATCGCTGGTTGCGCCGCGATGTCGCGGTTGACATCACCGACGGCGATATCGACGCTGCCGACAAGGCCGCTGCCGACAAGGCCGCTGCCGACAAGGCCGCTGCCGACAAGGCCGCTGCCGACAAGGCCGCTGCCGACAAGGCCGCTGCCGACAAGGCCGCTGC